AAGCGTGCATTCCTTGATGAGACTCACCGTATGCAGAACCATATCGTTAAACGTAAGCTTGAGTTTCAGGGATACAAGGAGGCTCGGTGGACTAACCCAGCTAACGGTATCGAAGAAGTTCAGATAGCTAAACCGTTTAAAGATGGTCGTGGTTTCACTGTCGATGGTACAGAGGATATCATAGCTCCTAACTTACGAGGTCAAGGTATATCCGTGACTAAGCGTGGTGCTATCAATGTTAAGGATGCAGTCGATCAAGGCTACACTCCAGTACAGTTCCTCAATCCTATTAAAATAGATGGTAAGAATATACGATATGGTTTAGTACCTACGTCTGCTGGTAAGCAGGCAGTACGTGATCTTCCAGATAATGTATTGAACAAGGCTCCGGGCTATGTCCCACGTATATCTAAGCCGGGTTACTACTATGTTAAAGATGTTTCCAGTGGAAGCGCTTCAACAATAGCTAGAACCAAGACTAAGCAAGATGCAGAAGCATTCATTGCTGAGCAGAACTTAGCCATGCAACAAGGCAGGGTGTCTCCTGATCAGTACTCTAACCTACAAGCATTCCGTGATAGAGATATGAATGCAGTAGCGTCAGTTACTGAAGATGCTAATGCTTATGGTGGACTATATACTGGTGCACGTAACAAGCAAGGTATCTTTGAAGGTGATGATCTAGCAAATGAAATGACTAGGCTATCAGCTGGTCAATCAGTACAACGTATGGTAGAGAGTATCTCAATGCAGATGCCACTTAATGAATACCGTATGGCTGTGATAGATCGTTGGAAGAACTCTGCTAAGCAGGCTCTTAAGAACTCTGGTGTAGAAGCTGATGCTCCTATCATGAGAGATATCTTAGATCCACAGGCATGGAAGACTATGCCTCTTGATGCAGTTACTGACAACGGTACACGTGAAGCATTGATTGCTCACCGTACCTATATGATTGATTCGCTACGCGTACCTCTTAACCAAGAGAACAACTGGTCTAGACATGTGATGAATATCGCAGACATGATGCCTAACTCTAAGGTACGTGACCTAACAGTTAATGTAGCTAGTGCTAACCCTATGCAAGCACTTAAAGGTGGTACCTTTGATGCATACTTAGGTTGGTTTAACCCTCGTCAGTTGTACATTCAGACTCAGAATGCTTCATTAGCTATGAGTATGTACCCTAAACAAGCGATTGGTTCCCTAAAAGATGCCATGGTTCAGCGAGTTTTCCTCTATACACCTACTGTAGAGAAGGAATTACTCAAGAAAGCTGCTAAAGGTATGGACTTTGAGGACTTAGATGACCTTAAACTATCAGTTGAGCAGTTCAAACGTTCTGGTTTACGTGATGGTGTGATGAGAACTGGTGATTATGGTGCCAATATGGGTGGATTCGGTCAAGGATCTATCGAAGGGTTCCGTAAACTAGCTGGTGCAGGTCGTATCTTCTTCGAAGAAGGTGAATCGATGGCTCGATTGATCTCTTGGAACATAGCTAGACGTAATTGGAAGGAAGCTAACCCGGGTAAAGCTATGGATGACGTAGCTATACGTGAGATTAGTGATGATACACTACGTATGAACATGAATATGCAGCGTGAGAACGCAGCAGCATGGCAGAAAAACCCAGTAACCTCTGTTCCTACTCAGTTCTTGCAAGTACAAGCTAAGTTAGTAGAGAATGTAGTCGGTGGTCTGATGGGTAACGGTAAGTGGACTAGAGCAGAAGCTTCTAAAGCACTAGCCGGACAGGTAATACTCTACGGTACAGTTGGTGTACCTGTTGTTGAAGGTGTTACTTCAGCTATTAAGGGTTCTGTAGCAGGTGATCCTCTTACATACAATGCAGAGAACCAGACATGGGCTAATCTTATAGATAAAGGCATGGTTGGTACTATGATGAATGCTATAGGATTTGATAATAACTTCTCAGAGCCTGCATCTATCATCGCTGGTCTAGATGACAACATTGTATACGATATGGTGGTTAGTCTAGGTGATCTAGCTACTGGTGAGTCAAGTGATATTAAGATCTCAGCACCATCTATAGGTGTAATACAACGTGGTGGTGACGCTATGTTGAATACTTATAAAGCTGCTAGAGATATGGCCGTAGCACCTAGCTTAGAAACTGCTGGTGACTCAGCCCTTAAGGTTATTGATTCATTCGCAGCCATTACATCTACTTGGTCTAACGCTAGAAAGATTGCATACCTACATAAGCTAGGTGGTATCACTAATAAACGTGGTGACATCATGATCAGCTTAGAGAACTTAGAAGATACTAGTTTCCAAACATTGATGGCTAAAGCTATGGGTATTCAAATGGATATTGAGAACGCTTACTACCAGCAGAAGTTGTGGAACTTTGATCGTAAGAAAGCAGAGCAAGATTCTATGAAAGCTCTTAAGCAAACTTACAATGAGTTCAGACTAGATGGTAACTATGAGAAGTTCCAAGCTAACAAAGCTATGGTCCTTTCAGAGTATGAAGATCAACCTGTTAAACGTCAGGATGTTATCAACCGTATGTTAAAGACTGTAGGTGAGAGACGTTCTCAACTAGACAGAGATCTATACAGATGGTCTACTGATTATGTAAGATCAAATGGTAAGATAGGTACTAAGTCTTTCCAATCAAATTTAATTAAGACAGAGGAATAAGGGGCTATGGCAACAACTACATTACCCTCAGTAAGAAGTCAGGCTCAGCTACTATCACCTAGTGTTACAACTAAGACTAACTCAACATTAGATACTCTTATACAAGCAGCACCTAACATTGTTAACAACTTGGTTAGAGCTAGTGAAGTCTCTAATCAACGTGCACAACAAGAAGCGCTTAACACTCAGAAGGCTGAAGATCAGAGAACATTAGCATCTGCTATCTCTGATGTTAACATAATGCAAGCTGATCGTGAAGCTGCACAGGTTGCAGAGAATTCTCTACAAGCTCTATCTGTTGATGTTAATAGAGCTTTCAGTGATGGTGAGATAAGTGACAGTGATAGACAGATTCACCAGACTTTTCTAGACACCTTCACTAAGGTTAAGAATGCTAGGAATCAAGGTTTGTTAGATGACAACACCTTCTCTATTAAGGCACGTGAAGCTAAAGATAGGTTTATCGGACAGTATGGGCACTTAGCTCCTGAGATAGATAAGATCTATAATGCTGCTACAGGTAGATCAGCATCCAGTACGACTGGTGCGGCTGCCCAGAAACAGCTACAGTTTAATCGTAGGATGGAATCTAAGTATGGATTGGGTTATTCAGCTCAAGATGTACTAGTAGAACAGGCTAAGATTACACAGGCTGAAGGTATCAAGCGTAATAAAGAAGCTGGTATCGTAAGCTTTGGACAGATTGTATCCGATAGTAACTCTGCTATTAACTTAGCAGTAGATGATCTATCACAACAAGCCACAAGCTTGTACTCTGGTAAGCAGGCACTAGATCAGAATGATTTAGATGTACTGAATACTAAGACTGAACAGATGAGACGTACCGTTATACGTGGTATTGATGCTGAAGTTGCTCAGCTACGTGCTAGAGGACAGATCGTAGATCCAGCAGCAGTACGTGCTCATAAAGAATACAGTATCCAGCAGTTAGATGATGTACAATCTTTCTATCAAGATAAAGATTTACAGAAGATGATGCAGAAACGTAATGATACTGAGAAAGCTATGTGGCAAGCTGGTATGGGTGGTCAGATTACCAAACTTAACAGTGTTGCAGGACTACTTGGTAACGGTGGTCTCACCGCATTGAGTGGTTTCATCACTTCAGCAACACCAGCTCAAGAACAAGTGATCTCATCATTAGCAGCTGACTCAGGACTAACTCCTGAAGCGCTAGCTAACACTAAGACATTAGTTATGGATGCAGCTGTACGTGTTTCTAACCCAGTCACACCACCGGGATTCGAGAAGCTTGATGCTTTCTATGGACTAGGTGCTATGAGAGCTGGTGATGTTGCACCTGTTGTACAGAACAACACATTAGAAAATTTAGATAAACTTGTAGTTAATCCGCAGGATGTATCGGGTTCTATTACCCAGCTTAATGATCCTAAGATCTCACTAAGCTACTCAACTGCTGATACTGATACTAAGAATAAACTAGTACAGACTACTAACGGCTGGGAATCCATGGTGTTTAACGAGATTAAACAGAATGGTTACACAGCTGAGTTCGACCCGACTTCACAACTGTTTGTAGTGAGTCGTCCTGAAGAAACTTTAACTGGTCAATCTCTTGCTACCACACTTGGTATAGGAGCTGGACCTACCGCAGGGGATACTGTTGGTAATGTTACAGCAATTAACCGTGGTCTTACCAAGACTATGAATGAGTTGTACAATATCCACAAGAACCCTAACTATACTGGTATCTTGCAATCACCGAACGAATGGTTAACACAGGTTACTGGTTTACTTCAACCTCAAACTTCGGCTTCAGCTGAGTAAGGAATACTAATGACTAGGAAAGCAACAGCAGTGCCCAGTCAACAAGTAGCTGCCAATGCACAGGACATAGGTTATGTGTTAGGCAAAATGGAGATGATCGAGAAGAAATTCGACGAGCATCGAGTAGAGACAAAGCAAGAGAAAGAAGAAATTCTAGACAAGTTGGAGGAGATGTCAAAGACATTGTCCTTCTGGCGTCATACCCTCTGGCTTGTTAAAGCACTCATAGCTTCAGTACCATTAATCATGGCTGCTAACTATGAGGGACTAACACAACTTTGGAGAGAGTTCTAATGGCAGATAAAGACAAGGGTATCCTTGGCACTGGCATGGCAGAGAAAGCAAGAACACAGTTATCTGGACGTCAAAAGCGTTTAGATGATATGTTAGCTGCTGCTATGGGCGAGAAGCCTAAGAAGAAAACTAAAAAGAAATCTAAATAGGAGATCACTATGGCTGGTAAAACACGTGGTGTAACTGATAAAGCTAAGGCTAAGGCAAGTGGACGCGCATTCGGTAAAGCGATGGGCGGTCCTGCTAAAAAGAAAGCTAAGACTACAGCTAAGAAGAAGTCTAAATAAAATACAGACGAAAAAAAACCCTCTATAGGCTCGCGCTTATAGGGGGTTTCTTCGTTTAGGTACACTTAAATCTAATAGATGCGGGGTAGTCATCTTCTTTAAGGTGAAAGCAAGACCCACACCTTAGAGAGTCTTCACCTACTCTGTCTTTCATGTAATGATCAAAGCTATCCCAGTTCTTAAGAAGGTCGTTAGCCATCTTGTCGAACTCATAGTCAGTCATATTAGTAGCTTCATCTTTAATGTAGTACATATAACCAGCTTCAAGCCACCTGTCAAACATCTCTACTAGTTCATTACTCTTCACTAGCCATATCCTCTGTAAGCTCCTGAGAAGCCGTATCAGAGGCCTCAATTTGAGCCTGTAGGAAGCTATTAAGAGGTGCCATAGCGGCCCGTGTGAAGCTTTCTACGGCGTCTGAGGGCATGTCCTTACTCAGGTCAGCTAGATATTGATCAGCAAACTGACGAGCAGGGCCTAATCCATTCTTATCTACTTCAGTTGTGTATGCACGCATGAAGTTGTCAACCATTTCTTTAATTACTTCTTTAGTATATTCAGTCATTAGTTTATCCTATTGATAACATTGCCCAGATGCCCATACAAACAGACACTGTAAGTCCTAGTATTTCTAAGTCACTCATTGAGCCACTCCTCTGGTATTCGTTTATCTGCATACTGCCACGTTATCCCTTTGAACTTGCCTCTGCCCCTACCTTCACAGATATCTGCATAGGTGGTGATTGAGACTTTAGATATCTTAGATTTAGATCTATCAAAGACAAACCGAATGTCTAGTTCAGGGTGTTGTTGCTTAATAAGTAGGTGCTTGAGTCTATCTTGGTATGTCCAGATACCCTTTGTCTCTATGATTAGAGTCTTACCACTCTTTGTGGTGACGATAAAGTCAGGTGTGTACTTATGGTTTGATGCAGGTATTTCATAAGGAATCTTGAGTGTCTCAAATGTATATGAAACACCCAGTTCATCCAGCATTTTAGCAGTCTTCTCTTCCAGCCCCGATCGGTACGTAGCTGAGAGGTGAGTCCTACTTCTTCGCCTTGCCATTTAGAACAGCTCGGTAGTTTTTGTTAGCCATCGCAGCTTCAACTACTGCTACTAGCTTATCATCAACCTTAGTCTTAGAATCAGCTACAGCTTCTTTAATAACAGACTTAGCTATGCTACGTGCAGCTTGCTTAACTAGTGGTAAGCGGTATACTTTACGTAAGAAGCTAAAAAGTTTCAATAATAATGTCATCGTCTTCATTCTCTTTAATTGTAATTGGTGGGAACTCCCACATTTCTTCTCTATCCTTCAGCATCCATAGCAATCTACCATTCTCTAGTAGGAACTGCTCTGCATAGCTTCCGAATCTCTTTTTATATTCCCCAAGTACATGCAGGAACATCTGCTCTTCTGTATCCATGTCACTTAACACTGATACTAGCTTTGATTTACTACCAACACCATGTAATCCTTTGATGTTGTCAGTCATGTCACCTGTTAGGCACTGTGTATAGAACCAGCGTAGCCCCTCGATCTCGGTAACAAATAGTTTCTCATCTGTATTCCAGTTGTAGTGCCAACCGGGTACCATCTTAAGATCTTTATCTATGGTGCAGATGATAGTACGACTTGCTTCTTTATAAGGTATACCATCACCCATATCATTATAGGTTTTGTAGTAGTCCTCATACTGGTCGATAGCTAACTGATCATCAGCTTCCATGCCTGTGACTAGTGAAACATTGTCAGGGTATTGATCCAAGAGATAATCTCGTAGCATTTGCCACTTAGGAGGCTTCTCAGATCCTGATCTGTTTCCTTTATAAGGGAGTATAGTAGCCACATCCAACCGAAAGTTACTACCGGAATCAGTAAGATACCCCACCCAGTCACTCGCACCAGAGTCCAGAATAATTCTTTGGATTTTCTCATCAACCTTCTTCCTTATTAAGTTGTCCGGCATGAGCCCACCGTCTTCAAAGGACATGCCTCCGTAAGCGTAGGGTATAATATCTAGATCAATCAATGCTTTCATATAGACTTCCAAGTGTATACATATTTAGCGTCACATCCCGGACACCTGTTATCGTTAGCTATGATCTCATCTGCTAATGATCTCATCTGACAGAACGGGCATTCATATAGCGGTGCTTTATCAGTCATTCCCGTACTCCAGTTGGATCAGTAGATCTACATAATGCTTAACCTTTTCAAGATCTTCTAGGCCATTCTTATCCTTATACCTAGTAATGTATTTAACTACGTTACCTTGAAGGAAGTTAAGACCATTCTTGAAGATGTACTCTATAGGTTGTATGGGTAACTGATAGTGACTACCACCTACCTGCATGTCTAATGGGTTACTCATCTACAATCTCCCAGTCTGGACCGTACTCTACGTAGCAGGTAGGACACTGGCGATGATCAAGCATCTGATCACCTGTCCCTACCCACAAACACATAGGACATTGGTACTTAATATTAGAAGTCGGGGCCATCGGTAATTACCTCTGCTGTATCAGCAGTACCTTCGATAAGAGCCTGTACTTTAGAACCTTTATAGTTCACAGCTTCTTGTAGATACTCTACTTCCCAAGGGAATAGCTTCTCTAAGCTCTCTGCTGTAGGTTTATCGAAGTCAAAGAACACTGGCTCTTGTGAGATAGGTGGTAGTTCACCATCATAATCACGTACACCTGCTAGGTTAGCGAAGGTCTTGCCACTATGTGCACCTTTGCCCGGGTTATGCTTCATTACTACACGACAGCCACGGCCTAGGAAGTCTTGACCGTTACCTTCTTCAGGGTTATAGTCTAAGAACATACTAGTGAAGTACTTAGTCTTCTTAGCTAGCTCTGTATTGTAGTCATTGATAGCACCGATACCGAAACCTTTCACCCACATAGGGCGTGGTGTATCTTCGTCAGTGAAATCTTCCACTAGTTCCCAGCCTAGGATTACTTGAGGTGCATCTTTGTCTGGTGCCCCTTGATAACCTTCTACTGTGTGGATACCCGCTTTAACGTAGCGGTTGAAGTAAGCCTTACGTGCGCCTGCTTCTGGTAGTTTACGTTGTTCTGTCATGTTATTTCCTTTGTTCGAAATATCTACGTACGAAGTAAGTACGTGCAATTGCTAGGCCTGTATAGCACAGTGTTACACCTAGGTTAGTGAAGAAGGAGGAGGTCAGTCCGAAGAGTGGGAAGATTATGAAGGAAGCTGAGAAGTTTACAGCTAATCCCACCCCTACACTGGCCACAGCTTCTTGGAGACTATGCCTCTTCGACTGTTTCATCGGCTTCTTCCGCTGCTACTGCTTCTTGTTTCTCAATCTCTGACATGTAGCTGAAGATAGCATCGTTATACTTCTGTAGTTCCATACCCATCTCAGTGAAGTCACCCGGTGTTAGGCTAACTATTGCATCACCTTGTTTGATAGTTACTACATCACGTTCTAGTTCACTGTAGTCTAAGTCTAGGTCAACAGAGATACCTGTCTCTAGATCGATAGATACGTGTAGGTCTGAATGTGATTGAGCTGATTCAATACGTGCCTTATGTAGGTCTTGTAGTTCAGTCTCTAGTTCTTCTGTGCGTTTAATAATTTCTAAGTAGTTCATATTAATTTCCTCGAGTTAATAAATATTTTACTGCCCCTAGTAGTAGGGTAATCTTGTCTTTAAATTTACCTAAGCCATGGTTACAGTTATGACACAGTAATCCACGTACAGTTCCAGTCTCATGGCAGTGGTCTACCGATAATCTGTGCTTAGTAGGAGGGTCACCACATATGTGACAACATCCATCCTGTTCTTCGAGCATACGATCGTAATCTTCCTGCTCTATACCGTACCTATGACGTAGGTTGTTGGCCCTGCGGTTTCTCATTAGTGCGTCTCCGCCCAATTGTTACCTATCTTGGCTTCACCATCTAGTGGTATGTTTAAGTTGAAATGAATTCCAGCTTGTATAATAGATTGGACAGCTAATTTCGAATAAAGTTCCGCATCTCTTGGAGAAACTTCTGCTTGACCCTCATCATGCATGTCAACTACCTTGGTGTAGTCAAGACCTATCGCACTATCAGTCAGTAGTACTAAGCTTTTCTTCATGATCACTGCACCAGCACACTGTAGTAGTGTATTAAGTGCCTTGTGTTCCATTACCTTACCACTTGAATCCTTTCTCATCCATATCTTACGGCCATCTAGACCTTTAAGGTACCCTCTACGTGAGGCTATCTTAACGTTGTCAATGAGTTGCCCGAGTTTCGGTAGATTAGAAAGGAATTTATTACGGAGTTTAGTGCCGTCAGCCTTGCTGCCGTCGACGATGCTTCCCAACTTAGCATCTCCAGCTCCGTAGATGAAAGCGTAGATAAATGTTTTCGCAGCGTCCCTAGTCGGCAGGCCTGCAAGTCGCTGATTGTAACTGTGGATGTCGCCATGTAGTATCTGCTCCATGTATTCTTTATCGTTCATGTAGTGAGCTAGCATACGTAGCTCTAGTCCTGATGCATCGTGGCCTATGAATTTATATCCGGGCCTAGCCCTGAATAAAGACCTCATCTCCTTACCAAATGGTACGAAGTCAGCTGCTTTAGGTACGTTAATTACACACCTGTGTCTCATGCGGCCCGTGTTAGTCCCCATAGGATTAGCACCAGCGGGAAGACGATGGTCAGTACGCATTGAATCGCACCAGCCTTGTATCTGAGAGCGCCTGTGTCGCCACGTAACGCGTTGTTTAAGTTGTTCACCAATGTTCTCCGGTAATGATTTGAACGAGTCAGGTGTGAGCTTAGGGGAGGTCCTATCGCCTGTCTTAGGGGATATGTTCCACTCTGTAGGCTTCCATCCTATGGACAGTAACCACTCTTTAACCTGCTTGTCTGAGTTAAGGTCAGTCTTGTAGTATTCTATACGGGTGAATGGTCCACCTATACAGGTTGGCTCTATACCTGTCATATCCATCGGATGTTCAGGATCAAAGGGATCAATACACCATTCCCAAACCTTCTTACTTAACGATCCGTCTTTCTTAAAAGGTTTCGAAACCGAGACTCCAACTCTTCGGACATGTCTAGGTAATCGCTGCTCAAGTCGTTCATCAATCTCGCGAACCTTAGATCCAAGTTGTTCAATATAGTCGAGAGCTCTATCTCTGTCGAAATAGACTCCGTCTCGTTCTTGTTTAGAAATGATACGTTGGACTTGGTGTTCGAGTTCGATGGACTCTCCGTATCCTTTGCATTCTTTGAGCAGGATTGGATATATTCGTGCATTGATTCGAACATCTTCGCTGCATCGGTGAAGCATGTCTTCACTGTAAGTGGACCAGTCTTCGTGTTCAGGCTTTCCAATGCCAATTCGATAGCCCCATGCTCCGAGACTGTGAGGCCCAGCCTTGACCCCGTCAAGTAGCATTGCATCTGGACGGTTTCTGTCTGGGCTTGCGAGTCTTGAGAGTACGAGAGTGTCAGTGATTCTGGTTTCTTCATTAGGTTTAAATCCGGTGAGTTTTTCTAGGACAGGTAGATCATAATCAATTATGTTATGACCTATGAGGTGAGTTGCTGCTGAGAGGTGGGCTACTATAGCCTCGGGATCAGTACTGTACCACTCTTCCTCAGTGTCGAGGTCGTATGTACAGCAGACGTGAAGGGTGTCGACATCAGGTAGTAGACCGTTGGTCTCGATGTCAAATACTAATTGCATTAGCTAGGCACCCCCTGCATCATTCTTATTTCTTCTTCAGAGAAGCAGCATTGATGGCAACCCCATCCCTTACAGCTACATTTCTCAGGGGAGTTCTTAATCACTAGCCTTACTCGCATAGCTACTCCTCCTCAATCTCAATCAAGTGTAACATGTAGTTCCATCCAGCTAGGTACTGTTGGATGTACTCTTCGTGATGGGTATATTCTTGTGCCATCTCATGGGCTGTTACACCAGCGCCTGCTAGGTACAGGTCTTTACAATCTTTCTTGCCTTGCTTATAGAAATCTTTCATCTTAATATACTTATCCTCTTCATCTGTATTAGGTTTGATATCCTGACTAAGTTCCTCAGTCATACCTTATCCTTACAATGAGTATGGTGCATAAGGTGTGGGCTTACTAGTAGGTCCCACTGTAGGCCACAGTGTTTACATGTATACTTCTTAGTGAACATACCTTCCTGTACTAGGAAGTCTTCTGCTGTTGTCTTAACCATCTTCTCTGTTTAACCTCGTGTCTGATACGAACACATCTAAGTGTCCTTTACTTTTGAGTACCTCTTTCTCGCAGTGAGAGTACGCCTCTAGTAGTGTGTCTACTTTGATCTCATAGTGGTTGATAAGTTCCTCACCATCTACCACTGAGATAGACGCTATATATTTCTTAGGCATTAGAACATCTCCTCTTCTTCACTAGGTTGTGGCTCTAGGTATCGGGTGGTAGCTGGATCATAAGCTATATCGAAATGCCCAGTGTTACCATATTCCCTGTCTTTAAGTAGCACAAACTTGGTAGTGTTTCGCACTTGATAGTCTGCGTTTCCAGTTTCATCTTTTGCATGTTTGTTTCTCTGTAGTCCGAAGATGTAGTGTGACCAGCGAATCATTGCACGGCTACCGTATAGCTGTGACTCTTTAACTTCGCCGCCTTCTTCATGGGACTTGGCTCCACGTGGTGGTGGATTAAGGTGGGATGAGTAGAAGATAGTGAGGTCTAGCTCTTGTGTAAGGCTAGCCATCTCTTCCATCATTTCATTGAGGGCCTTGTGCTCATCATCTTCATGTGCAACTAAGGCAGTGAGGGGGTCTATTAAGAAGTACTTGACTCCATAGGCCCTGAGTACTCGGATGTCTGCTTTAATATTGCTCCACTCTTTGTATCCGAAATGGTTGTAACTATATACTCGTCCGTCCAATCGTTGAATGTCAGATCTAAGCTGAGATTCCTCAAAGTCAACGTCGGGTCTATGGTATGGAATCCCTGCAATCTTTCCTGCAATAGCTTTAAGAGATCTGCTTGGAGGTTCTTCGAGTTTGAAAAGTCCGATTGATTCATTGTGTTCTCCAATAAGGTGGGCGGATAACTGAGAGAACCAATCGGTCTTACCGATACCTACACCAGCAGCTATGCCGATGAGTTGTCCTGTCTTTAATCCGTAGGTGAGGTCAGTGAGGGAGGGCCATGGGTAGGATAACCCATAGGTAGGCATGGCACATGCTTCGTCAATAAGATCTGATACCGTAGCGATACCAGCAGGCATGTACTTCTCTGCATTAAATACTGTTGCTGCTTTTAGTTCTTGTTTTCTTCCAGCGCAGTACATATCGTTAGCATCTTTGAAGCTTCCGAGTTTAGCGACGTGAGCTCTGCTGCCAATAAGTCGGCACACTTCGTCAGTTGCCTTTTTTCCCGCATCATCATTGTCGAAGATGACGACAACCTTTTCATAGTCGTTAATAAATTTGAGATTGTCCGCCACCGCCCGAGCTGCACCAGCTGCTCCGTTGGGGATTGAGACGACAGCTGGATTAAGGTGAGCCCAGTCCGGACTAGAGAGTTCCTTAAGGCATTGGTAAGTTGTGAGAGCATCTATCTCTCCTTCAGTAATATAAAGTGTTTTTGATTTCGGAGCTTTGTTCTGTCCGAATAAGGCGGGAGTCTTCTCACTACCATAGATAGCGAATGACTTGTCGATACTGCGCTTCTTATAGGCAGTAGGTTGATCAGTGTTCTTGCTGTTGAATATAGGGAAGAGGTAGCCAGTCACCGTACTTCCGTCCGTCTCCGCTAGTTCTGAGACTACGCCAAAGTATTCGCATGTCTGGGCTGTAACACCCCTTCCGTTAACCTCCGTTGATGGGTAACCAGCGTAGTCACTTACATCAATGGGTTGAGTTTGTGCAGGTAAGGATGGGACGGGGCCTCGCGGCTCTGTGGTCGAGGGCTCTGTATAGCCACATCTGTTAC